ATTTGGCTGTAAGAAAAGCGTCGGTAGCACTGTCCACAACTTCGTCGCCAACTTGACTGCGCATGACCATTTCTGACATGTCCAGCTTCTGATTGAAATGCTGGGTTGCAATCATCTTGGCGTGTTGGGTTAGTGCTTTTTCTGGATCAGCATAAAATTCAACAGGATCTTCTTGCTGTTCCTGCGGAGGCTGTTGGGATCGCGCTTTTAACGCTTCCATTTCCTCCTTTAGCTGTCGCTTTTCTTTCCTTAAAGCAGTCGCTACAGCTGCGGGGATCATATTTTGGCCATCACCCGGCGGCGGTGTTTCTTGTTCGCCCGTTTCTGGCTCTGCCTCATTAGCCGCTTCTTCGGCTACCTCGACTTCTTCGACTGCTTCTTCAACTTCTTCCTCGATTGTTTCTTCAACGCCTTCCATTTCTGGAATAGGGTCGTCAGAAAGTATTGCCTCTAAATCAGACATTGGTGTTTTCCTATTTACGCTTGGATTTGCTAAATCGACCGTATCGTCGTCGTCACGTTTCGACCGTTACCCCGTCGTCAGGCTGTCTCAAGAAGGGCCAAAGCCTCTCCCTCAAGAGCAGAGTTTTCCATGTGCTGTTTTTGCGCAGCGGCTTGCTCTTTACTTGCCCTAGCAAGGCTTAAAGCCATATCCGCTTCTGCTTTTTGTTGCTCGCTTTGTGCCTGTGCTTCCGCTGCTTGAGCTTGGCTTTGTGATTGCCCTTCGAGCATTTCAATTAGCTTGTCTTTAATGTCTTTTTTCAGGTTTGGAGCCGCTTCGATCAAGATAGCTGGCGGAACCGACCCTGGCATTGAGGTTGCTAGGTTCACTAACTGTTCGAAGGTCTCACCCTGCAACGTAACTTGATCCGGCACCTCTTCAAGCATGATATCAACGTCCATTTTTGCGACGCTATTCTTTGTTCTGACGACCATTTGCAATCGAGGGTCATTCGGCACAAGATTTATCCGCCGAGCTATCGCCTGAACCTCTTCTGGTTGCATACCTTCAAGCTCTTCCTTGAGCGTGACAGGTAGATTAATGCCAACGAATTTCATATTTCGTTCGTCGTCAGTTACGCGGAGCCATCGCTCCTCGGTCCAAAGCTGGCGAACTAAAGCCCAAATCTGACGATACACAGCTCTTGTGAACTGGCTCAAGCCATCCGTCAAAGGCGCGATCTCAATCATACCGCCTTGTTGTCGAGCAAGAATTGCGCGGCCTGATTGGCTTTCGCTTTCTCCCTTCCCTGCGAGACCCGAATTCGCCCCCATTAGGTCAATCTCGCTTTTGGCCTCTTGCAAAAGCTGGAATTGTCCTGCTGTTTGATCTTGATTCGACAAGACCTCAAAAGGTGCCCTTGTGCTGTTCGGGTCGACCACATCATATTCAATATGACCGTCAGGCTTGGCCATTTCAGCCTTGACCGTCGCGGCTTTAATCGCGCCCTTTTGCGCTGCTGTCTGACGAGTGTTTAGGCTGTGAAGCAATTTAGACCGGCGCTTGTTGATCTCGTCTTGTGGGTCAAGCATGTCTTTAACGATGCCGTAGCGTTGGTTGTCACGGTCAACGTAAGCCGACTGCATGATCAGAGGGCAGAGGCTTTGGCCGTCTTCGTCGCGGTAAGGGCTAGCTCCTTGCTCAAGAATGCCACCGAACACAAATTTCGCCCAATTCCACTCGCCACCACGATTGTAATAAACAAGAACGCAAACAACACGCTTGCGACGAGGGTCTGACCACACAAACCTTGACGGCTTATCGTCAAAAGTGTCGTCAATGCTGTCTTCACGTCGGATTGACCCGTCGATGATGTCTTCTTTACCGGGATATTGAGCCTTCAAGCTATCTGTGTCCGACCAAATAACCGCGCCCTTGTATCTAGCGTCAGAAAAGTCCTCTTCCTTTGAATGAGGATCGTAAAACAGACGGTCAAAGGAGTAGTAATTGAGAACAATTTCCGGCTCACCACGATTGTTGTTTTCATGGACGATCTCAACGCCACCAAGACCCTCAACAAGAATGTTCTCCCATATCTTAGACCGCTTCTTGTCCCAGTCTGTATTCTCAGCAACAAAGCGCAGTGCATCGGTTGCTGAACTGGCTTCTTGTTCGTGCTTTGGCGTCCGCGGAAAGGCCTTTGGATCTGTCCTTGACTGCATCTCGAGACCACGCAGCCAATCCACTTTACGCCTAACCCGGTTAATAACAATAGGCGCTTGTTTGCGTTTCTGAAGTGCCGCCGCCTCTTCCGGCGTCCACTGCTTGCCGTCGTAGTAATCTCTACACTTGTGTGACGTTAGTCTGGCGTCAACTCCCGCTTCCTCAGACTCGCGGAACATGTCGCGAAGGCTTTCAATGCCTATGCTACTTTCCATGATTCCTCTTCCTCATCGTCGTCATTAAGCAGGTAATCTGCGCCACGGCTGTAACTCGTTAACTGATCGATATTATCCAAGACGGTGCCCTTACGGTGCAGCCCTTCCGCTCCGTATCTTAGGCCATCCATCAAATGATTGTTTTGGTCCAAAACGACCGACAAGACCTCTTCTGTCTTGGGGTCTACTTTGTAAGAGTACTTTTTAAGCTCGTTTTGAGTGTTGACGCATCTGGGATGCACAACGATATCGAACGACTTCAAGAAGTTAATCCCATGTTCAATTGAGCCCTTACCTTTACGACACGCTTGAATTCTTTTAATCCCGTGACGCCTGCAATAGTCGATGGACTCTGGCCGAGCATTATCAGCAATCACTGGATACTTTGTTGATCCTGGTATCTGACTTATCAGGCTCGGCAGGCGTTCCATTTCAACACCAACTTCGTAAACCTCGTGATCGATATAGAGTGTTTTTCTGTTGCTTTTGCCGGGTAGAATGCAAAACCTTAATCCTGCTGTAGGATCTTGAGAGAAGCCCCAGTCAATGCCATAAAACCAGATGATGTTGGCTGGCACTGCCAATTCTTTGACAGTGTATTCTTTAAACACCCGACTTTGTGAATGCTTAGCGTATTCACCTAGCCAAATGTGGTTGTATTCTTCAATGTCTGCCCGCTTGTCGGCTTCTGCGTCGTCTTTAATGACTTGTGGGCAAAACGGGTTATCCACATAGTTCACATGAACTAAAACCGCCCTGCCTTTGTTCTTCCTAAACAGCGCCTCTATCGGGTCCGTTGGCTCGTTTGGGTTCCAAGAAAACCACAGTTCTGAGTCTTCTTCCCTGATTGTCGGGACAAGCAGCTTGAGCGAGCGTTTCGAAGCGTTTTGGGCTTCTTCGAACCAAGCTGTATGAAATCCCTCTAGAGACTTGACTGAATCTGCTGTGTGGTCTTGCATTCCCTGAAACAGGATTAGACCACGGCCACTTGTTGACCTTATTTCGCCGTCAACACTGCGAAAAAGATGCTGAACATTCATTGATCTGACCTTAGTCTCAATCAACGCCTTGGCTGAATGCTGCAAATCCTTCTGAACTTCGCGCAAGCAAACCGTTTTATGGTGTGGATCGCGGATATGGTTGATAACGGCTTTTTCTGCGAACCTGTGTGACTTCCCGCTCCCTCGTCCACCTTTAGCCCCTTTGAAACGCGCCCTCTTCTCAAGAGGCAGCGACCATCTAGGCGTCGGTATTTGGAGTAGGGTCAACGACTACCAACTCAATCTTGGTCGGCGTCATCGTGCCATCTGAGCTGCTTAGATCTAGTTTCTCGCCATAAGCTTTAGGTTTGAGTTTTGACGCAACCCACTTTCTGGCATCAATCCTCAACCGATCTTTTTGCCAATCCGTCGATTTGTCTGCGATCTCTACAATCTCTTCAGCATAATGGTCCGCACATTCTTGTTTTGCGCGCACGTATTGGTCAACCAAAGTTTGATCAGCGTCTAACCATTTATAGAAAGCGGCACGCGAGGGATAGCTCTTGTCTCCCTCTACAATAGAGCGAAGAGAGCGTCCCTTAGAGATTTCAGAGCATATGTCATCAAAGATCTCTTGAGTGAATTCTGTCATTTGTGTTTCTATTGAGTTCAAGCATAAAAACCCCCGCTGATTTAACTACGAGGGTTTCAAGCGACCGGGAGACGCCCAGTCCAAAAAGTTAGATCCGCTTTTACCTGCGCGTCAGCGGAATACGCGCCAAAGGTTATATACCTTTGCAGGGTTTTGACCCGAGCGCCGTAGCTAGCTTACACTCGGAATATAAGTGCTTGGCAGCACCTATCTAAAAGCAAAAGCCCCGAAAGTTCCTACTTTAAACCCCGCGTGATACGTAGGGCTTCGAAACAATCAGGGCTTCGCAAAGGTCTAAATTGCAGAGAGACGCT